GGCGGCGCGCGACCAGCCGATCGAGATCATCGGTTCGACCGCCGGCCACAAAAACAGGGGCTGGGGCTGGAAACTCTGGGAAGAGTGCCGCGCCATCATGGAGGGCCGGCTCAAGCAACCGACAACCCTTGTCGTGATCTTCGCGGCGCCGGCCAATGCCGCGATAGACGACGAAGCGGCATGGGCGGCGGCAAATCCCAACCTCGGCATTTCGCCGAAGCTGGAATATCTGCGGGAAGAATGTGCGAAGGCGAAGGAAAACCCTCGCCTAGAGAACGACTTCCGGCGTTATCACCTGAACCAGTGGACCGATCAGGTCACGCGCTGGATCCCGTTGGCGAAATGGGACGCCTGCGCCCCGGACAAGGCGGCATGGAAGGATCTGCGCGCCAAGCTGAAGGGGCGCAGTTGCTTTGCTGCGCTGGATCTTTCCAGCGTCAAGGATGTGACGGCGCTGATCTACCTCTTTCCGCCCGAAAAGGAGGGTGAGAACTGGCTGATCGTGTGCCGGTTCTTCGTGCCGGAAGAGACCGCCCACGAACGGTCGCGCGCCGATCGTGTCGAATACGAAGAATGGATCCAGACCGGCGCGATGGAAGCCACGCCCGGCAACGTCGTCGATCAGGAGTTCGTCAAAAAGGCGTTCTTCGAAGATAGCGAGTTCTTCAAGGTCGTACAGCTGGGGGTGGATCCTTGGAATGCCACCAAGCTGAACACAGAACTGATGGGCGAGGGCGTTCCGGTCATTAACATGCGCCAGGGTATCCCCACGCTGGGCGGCCCTTCGAAGGAATTTGAGCGCATGGTGTTCGCGGGCGCGCTCGACCATGGCGGCCATCCCGTCTTGCGCTGGATGGTGGGCAATGTGGCGATCCGCCAGGACAGCAACGGCAACTTCAAGCCGGACAAGGAACGGTCCAGCGAAAAGATTGACGGTGTGGTGGCGACGATCATGGCCCTCGGCCTGGCGATCGCAAATGACAATGAAAAGTCGGTCTACGAAACGCGCGGCGTCCGCAGCGTCTAACTCCAGAAGGGCAGCATGACAGTTCGGGACCGGCTTTCAGCCGCCGTCGCGGCTTTCCGCACTGGCGATGCCGGCGGCAGCCACGACTTGCGCGACACGCTGTCTGTCCGCAATGAGTCGCGTGACTTCGACAACCTGAAGGATCCTGCGCTGGTCGATTATCTGTCGGGCGGTGCACGGACCAACTCCGGCGTTGTCGTCAGCGACCAGACGGTGCTGAGCGTGGCGACGGCATGGCGCTGCGCGAATATCATTTGTGGCGTCATCGGATCGCTGCCCAAGGACGTGATGGTGCGCGAAAGCGAGACCGTCCGCGTGCCCGCAGTCGATTCTCCGTTCCGCAAGGTGCTGACCGAGAAACCGAATAATCGGCAGACGCCGTCGCAGTTCCTGAAGATGATGCAGTTGCATAAGCTGCAGCGCGGCGATGCCTTCGCCATGAAGATCGTCAGCCTGGGGAATGTTGTTGCCCTCTGGCCGCTGGATCCAAACCGGATGGAGGTCATCGAGAACGGCGACCTGTCGCTGACCTATCGCTACAGCCGCAAGAATGGCGGCACGGTCGATTTCACGGCGGGCGAGATTCTGCACAACATGGGGCCGACCTGGGATGGCGTTCGAGGCCTGCCCGTCATCCGCTTCATGGCTGAGGCTGTCGGACTGAACGTCCAGGTCCGCAAGGCGGCGGCGAAGCTGTACAAGAACGGTCAGTTCACGTCCGGCTTCCTGAAGACGGAAAAAGGCCTCAGCGACCAGGCGTACAACCGCATGGTGACGTGGCGCGATCAGAAGGCGGGTGTCGATGCCGACGACGCCATGAAGATCGACATCCTGGAAGAGGGGTTGGAATACCAGGCGCAGTCCCTGTCGGCCGCCGATGCCCAGATGGTCGAGACCCTTGGCCTGACCAAGGACGACATCGGCGCCTTCTATGGTGTGCCGCCGCACTTGTACGGCGACACCGAAAAATCGACCAGCTGGGGCACCGGTATCGAGCAGCAGAACATCGCGTTCCTGCAATACACGATCGAGCCGCACCTGACCGACTGGAAAGAGGTCATCAAGCGGGACTGCCTGACGGGCACGGGCATCGACCCGCGCCTGTATATGTATTTCGACCTGAAGGGCTTCCTGCGCGCGGATGCGGCGACCCGCAGCACCTATCTCGCGCGCGCCCTTGGCGCGGGCGGCTCTGCGCCATGGATGGTCCAGAACGAAGCCCGTGCCTACGAAGATCTGCCGCCGCGCGACGAGCCCTGGGCCAGTGAACTGCCCAGGACCGGATCCGGCAAACCAGTGGAGACCAACAACGATGGCAATGCGAAACCCGCAGGCAAGTAACAAGCGCTCCGCCTCGCGCGACTGTGGCGCCCTGGCCGTCAAGGCGGTGGATCGCTGGAAGCCCCAGATGCGCGGCGTGCGCGCCGACTCCAGCGTCACCGTCATCGAGATCTATGACGTGATCGGCTACGATTACTGGACCGGCGGCGGCATCACGGCGTCCTGGATCGCCGACCAGATCCGTGGCCGTGGCGACCTGGTGATCAACATCAACTCTCCGGGTGGCGACTTCTTCGAAGGCCTGGCGATTTACAACCTTCTGCGCGTACATAACGGCAAGAAGACGGTCAACATCGTGGGCCTGGCAGCCTCCTCCGCCTCCCTGATCGCCGCTGCCGGCGACGACATCCGCATTGCCTCCTCCGCCTATGTGATGATCCACAATGTCTGGGGTCTCGTCGTCGGCGACAAGAACGACATGGCCGCCGCCGCCAGGGACTTCGAGAAGTTCGACCAGGGCGCGCGTGTCATCTATGCGGAGCAGTCCGGCAAGTCCGAAGTCGAGATCACAACGCTTATGAATGACGAAACCTGGTTCCTCGGCCAGGAGGCGATCGACGAAGGTTTCGCCACGGCGTTGCTGCCCGCTGACGCCGCCATCGAAGATAGTGAGGCCGCGAAGCGGCAGAACGTCGTCATGTCCATGCGCCGCGCCGAGGCGGTGCTGAGCCAGTCCATGACGCGCAAGGAAGCGCGCGAACTTCTCAACCAGATCAAGGGGGGCAAGCAGGACGCTGCCACTCACGGCAAGCAGGACGCTGCCGTTCTTTCGGCTGCCGCAGATGGTCTGCGCGGCTATATCTCCAACCTGAAATAAGGAATCCACCATGCGTCACTATTCCAAGACCGCCATTCTGGCGGGTGCGTCGGCGATCGCCATGTCTTCCGCGGTCAAATCCGTCCGTGCCGAAGGCGATGCCGCCTCCGAAGTCAAGCAGTTGATCGCTGACCTCGAAAGGCGCCTCAACAAGCGCAGCGACGATCTGAAGAGCGACTTCGAGTCCTTCAAGCAGGCGAACAACAGCGCCAAGGACGGCCTGGACAAGGAAAAAGTTGACAAGATCAATGCCGACCTGACCAAGCACACCGACGAGATGTCGGAGATCCGCCAGCAGTTGGCGGCCCTGCGTCTTGGCAGCGGCGCGGACAACAGCCTCGGCGGCAATCGCATGGCGCTGGCCAACAGCGCCGAAGCCGAGGCCCATTCGACCGCGTTCAACGCCTATTTCCGCAAGGGCAAGGGCGAAGATGATCTGGAAGGTCTGGCCGTCAAGGCGCAGCTTTCCGAAGGCTCCAATCCGGACGGCGGCTATACCGTGCCGGTCCAGGTGGAAACCCAGATCGATCGCGTCCTGGCCAAGACTTCGGCCATGCGCCGCATCGCGCGGGTGATCACCATCGGCGGCAGCGTCTATCGCAAACCGGTCAGCCAGGGCGGCGCAGTGGCCGGCTGGGTCGGCGAAAAGGGTGGTCGCACCGAAACCGACACGCCCAAGCTGTCGTCGATCGACTTCCCGGCGATGGAACTGTATGCCATGCCGGCGGCCACCCAGGCGCTGTTGGATGACAGCAACATCGACATCGCGCAGTGGCTGGCCGATGAAGTTCAGATCGCCTTCACCGAGCAGGAAGGTATCGCCTTCATCAACGGTGACGGCCAGAAGCAGCCCAAGGGCCTGCTCAGCTACACCACCGTGGCCGATTCCAGCTACATCTGGGGCAAGCTTGGCTTCACCCAGATCGGCACCGGGGGCGGCCTGGCCGGTGATGCCACGACCGGCGATGCCCTGATCGACCTGGCCTATAGTCTGAAGCAGGGCTATCGCCAGAACGCCACCTGGCTGATGAACCGCAAGTCGCAGGCCTCAATCCGCAAGATCAAGGACGAAAACGACGTATACATCTGGCAGCCCGGCCTGCAGGCGGGTCAGCCCGCCACGCTGCTGGGCTATCCGGTGGCCGACGACGACAACATGGACGATGTCGGCGGCAACAAGTACCCGGTTGCCTTCGGCGACTTCCAGCGCGGCTACCTGATCGTCGATCGCGCCGGAATCCGCGTGCTGCGCGATCCCTACACCAGCAAGCCGTTCGTCCTGTTCTACACCACCAAGCGTGTCGGCGGCGGTGTCCAGAACTTCGAGGCGATCAAGCTGGGCAAGGTCGCCTCGTAAACGAGGCGCCGGCGGCGGCTTCAGCCTGTTGCCTGGCCCCGGCGCGGATCCTGGCCGCGCCGGGGCTGCTCGTTCCTCATCACCACCAGGGCTTACCCCCGAAACTCAAATCTGGAGAGAGCAATGCTCGATCTGTTCAACGACATCGACTTCAAGAACGGCGTCAACCCTTCGGCGGCCACGTCGGACGACACCGCTGTTGTCGTCGCCACCCTCGACATGTCCAACCTGAAGGCGGCCCTTCTGCTGATCTATCTCGGTTCGATCGCCGACGCCGATGCCACTTTCGCGGTGACGGCGAAGGAATCTGACACCGGCTCTTTCGGTGGCGAAGAGACCGACGTGCCGGCGGGCCTGATGCAGGGCACGCTGGCGCTGGCCGGCTTCGCCTTCAGCGACGACAACAAATTCCGCAAGCTGGGCTTCCTGCGCGGCGGCAAGCGGTACAAGAAGGTGACAATCACGCCGACCGGCAACGCCAGTGCCGTCTATATGTCGGCCACCTGGATCGTCGATCCGAACCAGAAGCCGACCAGTAACCCGCCGGCCTGATCGAATGAGCATGGGGCGGCGCGTTGCCGCCCCATTTTTCAAGGTGGAAGATGCGAACTGCGCTGATCTGCATCGAGCAGGGTGATCCGGTCCTGTCGCTGGACGATGCCAAGGCCCATCTGCGGGTCGATGGCAAGGACGAAGACGCTTACATCACGGATCTCTGCGCAGCGGCCAATGACCAGCTTGATGGTGACACCGGCTGGCTGAAGCGCGCGCTTGGCCAGCAGTCCTGGCGCCTGGTGCTGGACGGATTCGAGCATTGCTGCCGTGCCCGCCGTGACGCGCGGTTCAATCCGCAGCGCATCGATCTGCCCCTGCCGCCGCTGCAGCAGGTGACAGCAGTAAAATACTTGGATGGTGACGGCAACGAGCAGACGCTTGATGCCGTCAACTATCGCGCCGTCAATTGCGGCAGCGAGCCGTCATTCATCATGCCGGCGGCCGGGAAGTCCTGGCCCTCGCACCTGTCAGCGCCCGATGCAGTGCGTGTCGAATTCACTGCCGGTTACGGCAACGAAGAAGGAATGATCAAGCTGCCGCGCAACATCGTGGCGGCGATGAAGTTGCTCGTCGGCCAGTGGTACGAGCAGCGCATGCCCATTGCGGTGGGCACCATCAGTTCAGAACTGCCCAACTCTGTTCGGGATCTGCTCTGGAACCAGCGCATCATCAATCTCTGACCGAAAGGAACTGCCATGTCGCTTTCCGCGAAAATCTTCTCCGCCATCCATTATATCCTGTCGGGCACGCGCGATGCGTCGGTGCCGGTCGCCGAAAGCGCGCCTGCGCTGCGCCCGATGGAGTTCGCCAACGGTTCTGGCGATTACCAGGTGTCCAAGCAGTTCGCGGACACCCGCCAGATCGCCGCATCCGGCAGTGAGTCGCTGGACCTGGCCGGCGGCAGCCTGAGCGATGACCTGAACAATGTCCTGACCTTCGCCGCCGTGAAGGTGATCCAGATCAAGGCGCATGACGACAACGTCAATGACGTGGTGGTGGGCGCCGGTACCAATCCCCTGATCGGCGGCCCGTTCGGCTCCGATGGCAGCGGGTCGGTGGCGGTGCCACCCGGCGGCGTCTTCCAGTGGGTCGCGCCCAAGACCGGGCTGACCGTGACCGCCGCCACGGGCGACATTCTGAAGGTCGCCAACAGCGGTTCCGGCACCGCCGTCAACTATGACATCGTGATTCTGGGCACCTGATGAGCAGTCTCCAGGCGGGCGCGCTGCGCGACCGTATCACCTTCGCCAAGTTCGGCCAG